GTTCCTGTAGTGCGTCCTGCGTTTGCACGGTTCCAGCTACACTATCAGACAGTGAAACAACGTCACCTAATGCAACTGTTGCTGCATCGGCTTTTACAAAAGCAACACCAGCTGTTTGCAGCCAGAAATAATATCCACTAGTGATGCCTATTGGATTAACTCCTACAGCACGATCATACGCTCCATCCTGGATAGTAGCCGTTATGGCTCCACCGTATGGACTTCCCGTAATCGTATAGTCATCAGTAGCTGCTACGGCTGTAACGATTGGATCAAACAACGTGAATACCATCACATTGCCATTAGATGCTGCACTGGATTTAATACGATACTGTTCAGCGTTCGTTACGTTGCCGAAATACGCACCGGAGTAATGATCCTTTGCCTTAGAGGCCAACGTAGCATCAGTTACAGTAATTTCCGTTGCGCCAGCAGCAGCAACAGTAAACACTCCGTTTGTATCCAGAGCGACTAACTGAGCACTGTCCGTACTTACGACCAACCCAGCGGATATTGCAGCAGAGGCATAGGTGTAACGAAAGACTCTACCATCGGCCAGCTCCAGCTTTTCACCAAGAGCAAATTTTGCCGTAGAGCTTTCTTCGTAAATACTCTGCCCTTGTTTCGAGCCTTTACCTGTATCACCAATTCTGTTTACAGAATAATTGTGATTGTTATTTGTTAAAGACATTTTACTAACTTTACCTTTCCCGTATGGTCACGGTTATAGGGTGCATTGGCTTGCTCCCTGGTATGTAATTATGGGGTGATGTTATACAGGACTCCCTGCCTACGCCTGTTGTTGGTCATTAGCTGACAAGAAATAATGACGTAACAGAGCTTAGCTTGCTGACTTACTGGTTCTTTAAATGGAGTCTTGGCAAAATTCAAACCTTCTTGAATCTTGAACTTTAGATATTTGGTCTGTAGCATGAACAACTGATATGCGTTTCCAGATCCAGGTGCATCACGATCAACGATAAAGCTTGCACCTCTGAATTGAGCGTTCTGAGCAGCATCACCTAACGCCTGATTGGTCTGCGAAGAGAAACGATAATAGCCTGTACCCTCGAATATGCTGGCATATGAATTGTAAACGGCATGAGAACTGACCAAAATATCAGGTACGTCATTGGCCTCGGAAACTAAGTCCCAAAGGTCGCGCATAGCGAGTACACCGTTATACATATCGGTTCCTGATTCTTTAACCATAAACTTATCAGTACCGTATGTTCCGTTGTAATCAAAACGCTTGTTATCCCACCAGGTATTCGTTCCACTATTTACCGAGTGAACGGTTGCACCAGCACTGGTTGAACAAATATCCTGTAGTCCAACAATGCCTTTACCGGACTGTGCGCCCAGCAGTGCAGCGTTAATGGTAGACATCGATCCGGTCATCGCCTGTTCGGTTTTTGCAGTCAATAATTTAACCGCTTTGTCCGATGCACGATTTTCCATTTCCTCTGTCATTGAAATGACAATAGGCGTTGCATTGTACCGGAAATAATCAAAGCAAGCAGTTAGACCATCAATGCTCGCAGACGACAGAGAATCATAACCATCAAACCATTCCGAATCTGCGAGTTCATACATCAAATCTTCTTGAATCTGCTTCCCACCGTTGTAGGTCTCCATAATTCCAGATTTACGAAACGCTCCCACGGTTGGGTAGCTATCTGAAATATTGTCCGTAAGACGCTTCTTTTTAGCGCGAGCTGTTGTGGTCCACGCAGCGTCCCACTGTTCTGTTGTTGTAATTGCAGCCACTGTTTAATTCTCCTGTGTTATTCGAAACCGATATTACGTAATTCCGCAACAAGTTCATTGTCTGATAATGGTGCGCCTTCACCGCTCACAACTACAGTTGATCCACTACTTGCAGCCCTTTTGGAGTTATTACGGGTATTCGAATCGGATTGACGTAATGCAGCAGCCTGATTGGCTTTTTCACCCGAAACAAGTTCAAACGCTTCTGTAATCGAATAGTTTTTACCCGTATCTGGATTTGTTGCATTAATCAATCCCTTAATACCGGACGCATGTGCATCCAATCGATCTCCATATTTCTCACGCGCTTGCGCTAACTGATCGGCAGCCTCCTTGATCCTTCCCTGGTTCTGCTGGTTCACAAGATTGGTATATCCCTGTTCCAACTGGTCCAGTTTCGCTAACCGATCTTCGATGCCCTGGCTTTCCGTTTTAAAGATTTGCCGTACTACATCAATGGCAGCTCCCTCATCGGGTCCAAGACGTTGCCGAAGATCCGCATACGGATCGTTCTGCTGTGGATTGTTCTGGTTCTGGTTTTGGTTGACCTGCTGCTGCAGATTATTAACCATCTGCTGCTGTTGTTGCATTTGCGTTTCGAACTGCCTACGCTGATCGGCCAAATCCTGCGTTTTGCGCGTGTAATCTGCTTGCTGATTTTTAGCTGCATCAATCACACTGTGATACTGTTGAGGCACTGCAGACTTATCTTGCACGGCCCAATTTGTTACACTTCCTGCATCGAACGAATCTGAATTGTCCGAGCTGGTATTCTGAGCACTGCTACTGGTATCCTCCGTTAAATCACCTCCTAATGAAAATGATTCTTCAGATGGAGCAGCTGCAGGGGTCGAATCCTGGGCTACGGTTTCCGCTTGTTCGGCTACGACTTCTGACATCACTTACCTCTCACTGTTGCGCGTTGCTGGGTTCATCGGTCCAGTCGCTTGTGACATTGGGAGTATTTTTTGGGGGGTCTGTACGAAACTCACGCGATCCACCAACGGGGTCGTTCGCTTCGGTAACATTGTATTTCTTCATTATCTGTTGTTTGTGGGAATAGTTGTAAATGTATTCACCTACAGATGGTTCCCATTTGCCATATAAACTGGAATGGTCGTGGTGTATCTGGTTGCGACCTTTCTGTGAAAAGTCCTGCACCATTTTTCCACCACACTTGCACGCACGGGTTTTTGGGAGCTTGGACGTTTGATAAAACACATCCTTCTCTTCCCGTTCACACTTTTTACAAAACCAATCGTATATCGGCATTATTCTTCATCTCCAGAAAAGGCTGATCCACCAATAACCACGCCTCCTGCTGATTTTATAATATTGTTTTGATCTTTCGAGAAACCTCCTGTATTGCCAAATTTTGATTTTAACTGGTTTGAGTCAAAAACAATAACTTCGTCTGGCATATTGAGAGGTAGTTCATATAAATCGTCAAATTCTTTTCTTTGCAAATCGTCATAAAAATAAAAAATACTGTCGTACCCATCTTCTAATATTGCTTCTCGCGCCTGGTCTGTGATTACAATAGGTAGTGGCTCACGACCATTATTATATTTTTCGCTATAATATTTTCCCTCGTTTTTGTTGATAATCAGTGGGTTCTTTGCGTTGACATACAACGGCATCGTTCGTGGTCCTTGTCTGCCACCGATCATATTTTTTTCTGATACTACATTTTGACCATATGCTGGTAGAGAATGTGGTCGCATACTTACCCAAGTAGCATTACCACTAAACCCTGTGCGTGATCTTTTTACATCATCCGCTTCTGTGTACGTTGATGTTTTTTTAACAGGTAAAGTTGCAGGATTAAACTCCTCAAAATCTCTCGCGGTCCCGTGAAACGCTGTCATGGGTACATCTATATTTTCCGGAGATGCTTCCGATCCACCCGTACGTTGACGCAACCTCGCCCACTGATCTGGATTTCTTTCAACTAATGCTCTAAGCTCAGTCCACCAATCATAATTACTTCCAAGTTCGTTTTGTATTTTTCCATATCGATCAGGATCATTTTTCATAATTTGACCCATCCAAGCATCTAAATCTTGTTTGTTGTTTATATCCGTTAGCGATGAATCTAATAACTCGCTTGTTTTTAATTTTTCAGTTAGTGTAGGACTAATGCCAATATCAAACGCAAACTCGTCAATAATTTCATTAACCATTGATTGGTCAGGTCTTTGTCCTAAATTTTTAAAATTCAGTTGTGATTTACTTGTATAGTCGCTTATTGCTTGTTGACGATCTTCGGGTAACGCTTGAAATTGTTTTTGAAGATTTTCCCGATCAGCAAGCATTCCTGATCCTGTCTCAAATAGTGGTTGCTTCGGACGATCAACATCCACTCCTGTAACATCTGCAAATAGATCGGGTCCACGTTTACTGTTTGTTACGCGACCCAATTTGCCCAACATTCCTAAACCAGCCCCTGCGCCTAACACATCAGTAGGCTGCATTGCACCAGCAAGACCTATTGGATCTTTAGCTGCTTCTATTCCACTGGATACTACGCTTTTTGTAGTCCCGATTGGATCAGCTTTAAATTGTTCAACACCTTGCCCAATAGCTTCTACTATTGGTTCCACTGCTCCAGGACGCGCCAGCTGCATTACGCTACCTGGACCTTTTAAGGCGTTCGCCATAAAAATTTGTGGTAATAAACCAACAAACCGTTCCAGTTCAGTGTTCACCATCGGCTCGTTGTATTCCTCAATAGCCTCACCCCCTTGCACCATAAGGTCGCCTAATGATGCAATGTCCTCTCGTAATTGCGTCATGGGGCGCGGTTGTATCGCCTTTCGTCCTGATCCTTGCATAATTGCTGCTAACAATTCTTTGTCTATTTGTTCGCGTGATGCCATTTTAACACTTATGCGTTTGCCCTTGAATACCTGCGGTCTTACCCATCTGTCCTGCGTTGCCGTAGGTATAGCTTGTCTGCTTGCCCATCTTTACGGGCTTACCTGATCTGCGAGAGGCTGCTTTAGCTTGAGCCATCCCTTTTTTGTCGTATCCAAATTCTTTATTACCCACTTTAGGCATCAGTTCTGCTCCGTGTTAATGTTGGCTGCTTGTCCCACGCGCTGGGCATTTGAACGCACTACACTTTGTATGTTGCTGGCTTGTGCCTGTACGTTACTGGCATCCCGTGCGCTGGGTATAGTTTTCTCCGATTGCTGCGGTTGAGGGGCGCGACCTTGCGCTTCACCCTGGATAAACTGTTGATGTTGTTGCATATGTTGTTGCATGATCTGCTGAAAAATTTGTATGGCTTGCGGATTGACCTGCATCGCCTGTTGCAGATATTGCGTGACTGCAGGATCTTGCTGTGCCTGTTGGTGTGTTTGCAAATGCACTTGGTGATCTTGTTCGGGTAACACACCTGGGTCTTGTTGACGCGCTGCAAAAAACTGGTTTTCCAGTTGCGCTGCACGAACGGCTTCCTGGTCCGCTGAACCTTTGATAAACTTGTCCATGTCAGGCACTCGAAAAGCACGCATAACCAGTTTAATGACTTCGGTGCGATCCACTTCGGGCATCTGAAACATGTAATTAGCCAGGGCGAGTGTATCTTCTCTTTCCAACTGTTCGAACAATGGACGCATCGATTGCGTTTCGACTTCAACTTTAAAACGAACCTTAAACAGATCGGAGGTTACGGCCTGATACACTGGATCGTTCTCGCCTTCAGATACGTTTACAATAAAGTTCTCCGGTGTATAACGCGGATCGGCCATAATGCGAAACGTGTTCGCAACTATCGCTTCGTATGCTTTACCTACTTCGGCACTTAACCATTCGCGGTTCTGTGTTCCGAAGGATGCAATTAAAGAGGCTTCCGTAGCCGTTCTTCGCGGTCCACCTCCCATCGCCATCTGCGATACCTGTAACACCTGCTCTTCATACTGGCGCATGTCTGCTTCAATACCCAACTGATCGGGTGGAGGCGAACCCATCTGCATTTCTCTAAATCCATTATTCACATCGTTGCACCAGATGATCGAACCATCGCGTGCGCGAGTTATCTGATCTCCGATGTTTGCGTTTTCCTCGCGTTCGGACCGTTGCCCTAAGATGATGCGCGGATACCGCTTTAGCAGGTCTACTCTGCGAGAAACACTTTCAACGATTGCTTTTTGTTCATCTTCGACATACGACATCATCGGCAGACCGTATAACGACTCTTCGCTCAAGTCGAACTTCAGCGCGTGATACGGAAAGCCTCCCTGCACCAGATACGAACCCGTTTGTTCGAACTCACCGGTCATCATCATTTCACCCGTAAAAGGATCGGGCTGCATAACGGGTTCCTGCTCTAAAAACGGATGCGGAATATCTTCGATAGGCTGCTCTACGCCATCGGCAAAAACGATGCGCTTGCGATGCACTCGGTCGTGTATTTCATACAACAATGCAAACTCACCTAATTCTTTAGCTTGCGTAATCGAATTTTCTTCGTCCGAGTCTGTGTAGTTGGTATCCTTGATCTCGTACAGCGAATCGGTTTCATCTTCGCGGTTGGTAATCGCCTGTATCTGTCTGCGATTCACGAATCGATCATCGTTTCGCACAAACTCTAAGGGGACCAACATCTTTTCGATGATGTAACGAGCGTGTCCGAGTTTATGCGGAGGACAAAGCGGATCGACCATCATGTTAAACGGTGAAACTCTCCGCACCGCAACCATGTCGTCCTGTAGTGAGTCGTTCACAACATACGGAGCCATGATGTCGTCACCAGGGGCATTGTAGTCAAATTTTAGCCAACCCAACGAGCAATACAGCGCGTCAAAGATTGCCTGGTGCATTTCTTCTTTTACGCCCATTGTTTCTAAAGCTGCATTTGCAACGCGCTCTAAAATCTGGGCCTGAAATTCGCGGTTTGGGTTATCGACACGCATAAAAACGGTTGGATAGTTAAACGCGATGGACGATATGATCTGTCGTGTCAACGGATAAAAACGACTGATGCGAACGACCTGATCTTTGTCGAGTCCAGCAACTTCAAACTCGTTTTTATACATCGCTAACAGCTTATGCCATATTTTATGCTTTGGACGCATATAGGTGATGCCGTTATCGATTGACTTACGCCAGTAATTTATTTGTTCCTGTTTCAACCGTATCTCCCATATTCTACATTTTGATTATCCATAATTGAATCAATCACGTTTTGTCCCAGCTGCGGATCGCGGTTTACTGGCTCCACTAATGGCGCAGGTCGATACTGGTGAATGAGTGCGTAGCGAATCATGTCCGCTAAGTGATCTTCAGCGTGCGTATCCAAATCTTCGGGGTTGCGTTTGCAACGAGGTAAGGCAGGAACGGTTCGCAATGTATTGTCGTTCCACTGGTCGAACAGATAAAACTTTTTGTTGGCTAAAGCGTCGTTCAAAATGCGCCAGCCCGTAACACGGTCATTATTAGCGCGTTGCAGGTACAGGTGATGGTCTGTAAAAACGTCCGCAGGGCTGGTCTGTATGACTTCGGTCAATCTTCGTTTGGTAAACATCGAAGGGTCAGCGTAAATAGCGGTAGGTCTGCGTCCATCTGTAAACGGACAACTATCGATCATCTGATTGATTTCCTGCGCGTAGGTCGATGCTGTAGCTCCGCGCTTGTAAAACTCCATGATCTGATAGATGTTTTTTTCGTGGTCCTGCGTAAATAAACCAAACGCAGTATAACTCGACTCCCCGTAATCCAACCCAGCCCATAACGACCAGTGCGAAGGGATCTTAAACGAGGGAACAACGATCTCGTCCTCTCTCCAGCGCGAAAAATACTGCCCAACAAAACTATCCCAATCCCCTTCTAGCCATGCTTTAACCAGCAGGTCATCCCCAACGCCTTTAAGTCGATCAATGTAGTTGGGGTCGCGTTTTAACAGAATCTTATTGTCTGTGACCAGCGATTTGATAAACATGCGTGTGGAATTGTCTTTGGGGTCGTTATACACCGTACCCTCGGGGGCATTATCGATGAAATAGGCTTTTATTTCCTGATGCCCTACTCCACCTGGGTTTCCCGTGCATCGAATCCGCTTGTTCGGCACTTCCGCAGCACCGGATCGTAAGGTCGCTTTTAGTTTGTGGTACGCATTTAGGTTTTCCCACTGCTGGATCTCGTCAAAGCCAATCCAGGTATACTGGTGACCCTGGTAACTATCCGCACTGGCTTCGTTTTCTAAGTGACGCAGTGAGAGTTCAGCCCCGTTTGGAAAAAACCACTTACGTTGGCCCACCTTGTATTCGCAACCGGGGAACGCTTTGTAAAAAATGCGTCTGGATTCGTTTAGAATCTCGTCCAGTTCGGGATAAGTGCGCCTAAAGATGATGCCACGCCAGTTCTTCCCGTGCTCTTTGACTCCCTGGGCAAAATCCAAGAGTATCCAGAAACTTTTCCCACCACCACGCGCTCCACCCCATAGCATTTCGTTGACAAAGGTTGCACGCAACGCTTTTTCCTGTGGACCAGGCTGCGGTTTAGGCAGTTCGGCCTTATCCGTTTCAAAGGCGATATCTGGATCGGCTATAGGGAGTTCAGTTTTCAACAACGTCCTCCGTAGTGACTTCAATTTCCACTGGTTTGGCTTCCTGCAGCTTCATCATCTCTTCCATCTGCCGATTCTGCTCTACCCACTCTTCGTAGGTGTTGGCTTGCGGAGGTGCGTTCACTCCATCCTGAGTATCAGCCCGTTCCAGCATGTGTTTATGCACATGTGTTTGGACATCACCCATTTCACGGGCAATCGTGTCCAAAACCTTGATTTTTAAAGCGATTCGCTTGTCTGGGATTTTGACATAAAGTCTCTGCAGCTCCTTTACACGCTCTTTTCGGTCTGCCAGCTGCACATCGTCGAAATTCTTGCGATAAATGTCCAGTTGACGCTTAAATTCAGCGCAAAAATCCTTGTCCGTGCGCCATAGGGCTACGGTTTGAGGCGCAACGCCTAAATGGTTAGCCACATTGTTCGTAGTCTTGGCAGGAACCCATCGATCCAGGATCATTAACTGGATTGCCTGTTTATGGTTCGTATTTAGCTTCATTTGATCCATCTCGCTTGCTCGCCACGCATATCCAAATGCACAAAACCCTTCTGCGGATAGATTCCAATCCCGTTAAATCCTGCCTGATCGGCCAAAATAGCCAGTTCTTCCACTTCGGTAGGATCTGGATCTATTGGCGTGACATCCGTTGCCCATATTAAGTGCTGCGAGTTGGGCGCACCTCCCACACTGCGATTGTATGCCTCGTCTCTCCAGGTAGACGTTATCCGCAGCGGACCTCCCCAATCCTCGCGCAACGACTGCAGGTTTTTCATGTGCAGCCAAAACCGATCACTCACCTTTAAACAGCAGTGCGCTATCAGCTTCTCTTCGCTGCAATGCCCCGGTTTAAGTTCAGACCAGGAAAAATTGGGAATGTCTGGGTGTATGCTCATAACAGAAAAAAACCCCTGACCGCGTTTAAACGATCAAGGGCTGCATTTGGTTCGGAGGAAAGAGTCTTGGAGGAATCTCTAGGATAGAGGAGCACAAATGCTGCTCACACTATAACCCGATGTAAACGATTGTAAAGCAGAAAAAGGCTCTATAATAATATATGTACTTACTCATATGATATTAGGTACAAGTACTTTAATTCTAAATAAAGACTTATATGATATCATGTACTTTATATAATTATATATTATATATATAATAGTATATATATACTTTAATAATATTACCCCAAAATATTACAGAGAAAAACAACAAAGAAAACCACACACCGGTTCGATCACCTACCCCCGTAAAAAGCAAACTCCACAATATAACTCAACCCCATCTCCTGCTCCGCACTCAACAATACCACCTCACCTGTATCCAATACCAGGGAAGGAAGATCATAACGAGTCTTTGGAGGCACAACATCCATAATCGCATACCGAGGAACATATCGTAGGTATCCCTCATTGGTTTCTAAACATATGCTTTTAGCCATGTGGTCAATGTAGTCAAAAGTGGTTCGATGTATACGGGATATTATAGCTATACCTATACCGATAGCCCCCTCTGGTTGGTTCACCTTCTTTTTATCTGTTTTTGTGTTTAAATAGGGGAATAGGCATATATTTTATACTATCGATAATACCTATTATGGGTAATATACACCATATATAGCCCTATTCGGGTTCAAATACCCCA